CCATTGAATATTACCAGTTCCATCAGTGGACATAATATAATTTGTTGAAATCGGTAAATTCGTATTAGGATCTATTGCTAATAAACTTCTGTATAATTGATCCATGCTCCGTCTATTAAAGAAAAAGAATCAATACTCTTTATAAGTAGCGAACAGATGACAGGTAATGGAGGATTATTACAACTTGTCGCAGTCGGTAAACAAGACATATTCTTAACCGGAAATCCACAGATTACATGGTTTAAAATGGTATATAGACGTTATACTAGTTTTGCAGTTGAATCGCAGGCTCTATTTTTTGATGGAGACCCAGACTTTGGGAAGAGGTTAACATGTCTAGTACCAAGAAGAGGTGACCTACTCGGTCCTCTAGTTTTAGAAGTTACACTCCCTCCTTTAACACTTACAGATGGGACACCCGTATCCTATGTAAACGCAATTGGTCACGCACTGATTGAAGAGATTACACTTGAAATCGGTGAGCAAGAAATTGATACCCAAACCGGCGAATGGATGGAGCTCTGGTCTAATATGACTACCACCGCAACGCAGAGACAGGGGTTTAACGATATGATTGGTAAAGTTGACGATTATATAGTACCCCAGAATTTCGGACCTTTAAAACTCTACATTCCACTACGTTTCTGGTTCTGTAAGAATCCTGGACAGTATCTCCCTCTACTAGCACTTCAGTATCATCCTATTCGTATCAATCTAAAATTAAGAAATTTACAAGACTTATTCTTCAGCCCATCATCTTCCGATTCAGCAGTATGTGACAAACTTGCCGTAAACACTGTAAAGATAACAGATTTACGTCTATTCGGCGACTACGTCTATCTTGATGTAGAGGAACGTAGAAGATTTGTAAGTAATACACACGAATACTTAATTGAACAAGTTCAGTATACTTCTCAAATATCAATTCCTATTGGTGCAACATCTTCTACGGTACGTCTTGAATTCAATCATCCTATTCGCGAACTACTGTGGTTTATTCAAAGGTCTAAAATGGTTTCTCGCCACGAATACTTTAATTACAGTAGCACAAGTATACTAGAATCTGGGGCTCGTAAAGATTTACTACTCGATGCAAATCTACAGCTTGACGGATACGATAGGTTCGATAAGAGAGATGCTGGATATTTTCGTTTAGTTCAACCTTACTATCACCATACAGTCGTTCCTAATAACTTATTTATATATAACTACTGTTTCGCACTAAGACCAGAAGAGTTACAACCTTCTGGTTCATTAAATGCGAGTCGCATTGATAGTTTTGTTCTACAGATGAATATAGCTCCGGATTCTACAACAGGATTAACGCCTCCAAGAGAAAACGCATACACGAGAGTATACGCTACAAATCATAATGTGCTAAGAATTATTAACGGGTTCGGTGGGTTACTATTTACAATTTAAAAGTGTTTCAAAATTAGGTTATGCAGGCATATTCACCACCAATCAAACTTAAATTACCAATGTGGATATATAAGTGGCTTACAGTAGTCCCAATCATAGGATTCTTTGGGCTCGACCATTGGGCGGTCGGCTCAAATTTTACAGGCGTCGCTAAACTCCTAGTAAATATATTGACATTTGGCTCGTGGTACGCATATGATATTGTACAAGCATGGTCTGCTACACGAGAAGATGGGAAGACTGTACAGTCACAAGGGTTGCGAACACCTTTCGGTTTTTATGATGGTATCGGAAAAAATATGTTTGATAGTGAAACTGTTGAAAATATGGGTAGTAATAGTAAATTATGGTTATGTATAATGGGTATTGGTATATTTGCCATGTTATTCTACTTTACAGGATTCTTTTTAACGACAGAATCTGGGATAGTTAGTAGCATACTGTTTGGAGTAGCAACTATCTCATTCTATGGAGCACTCATATTAACACTTTTTACAATGTACTTCTTCTTCAGCAAATTTATTCCTGTTACATCAGCTAGAGCGAGAGCCACAGTAAACCCTTTCCGCAGTACACCCACCTCAACGACTGGTGTAGGTAAACTCTTGACTGCACAAGCGGTGAGCGGGACACTACCGCAGTTTGGCGGCACTGAGTTGGGGTCTACTGAGTTTGGGTCTACTGAGATAGGCGTACAAGAAGGGGGTGGATATGATGCGATGATAGAAACAACACGAAGAGTATTTGAAGTTCCTAAAGTATCAAACGATCACTTATATTTTGGTTTAATTCTCCTAGTCTTACCATTATGCGGATTCGCCGCGTATATCTTAATAAATAATAATAAGCAAGTTAAAAAAGATGAAGTATCTGGAGACACAAGAGCAGTTTGAAGAACTAATTGGTCGTAAATCTTACGATGGTGATTTACCCCCTCTAACAATTATCTGGTTCAGTGCTGAATGGTGCGGTCCTTGTAAGAGGATAGGTATTAATCAACTAGTATCAGAAGTTGATGCTAACTGGCTCAAATGTGATGTTGATATGAATAACTATACGGCTGGTTACTGTGGTATTCGTTCCATACCTACATTTATGGTAATTCGCGACAAGGAAATTATTGGAACAAAGGGGTCTTCAAATACTATTGAAATTTTAGACTGGCTAAAAAGTGTTATAACCAATTAGGTATGATTATAGTAGTAGGTGGTGGAATTGCTGGGTTCTACTGTGCTTTAGAATTACTAAAACGCAATAAAACTGTAATACTGTGTGAAAGATACAAGACTGTTGGTGGAAGAATCGATACGTATAAGAAAGAAGGATATAAGTGGGAATCTGGCGCGGGTCGTATCTCAAAAGCCCATACGATTATTATGGGACTTATGAAAAAATACGATCAACCACTTGCACCTATATCAAAAGATTTGGGATATAAGAGAGATGGAGATTCTCCTATTGAACCAAATCTTTTTGAAACTAATATTCAGACATTTTTTGAACCGCTAAATAGTCTCGATTCTAAAGTACTCGCCAACTCAACGCTGAAAGAGCTGTGTACTAAAATACACGGCAAGAAAGATGCAGAGGAGTATCTTGATAGGTTCCCTTATAGAGCTGAAGTGGAAGTTTTAAGAGCTGATTTAGGATTAGAGGTGTTTAAAAAAGGCGCTGAGATGGCTTCGTACGAGGGGTACTTTGTTGCAGTAAACGGTTTACATAAACTTATTGAAGCGATGCAAAAAGATTTTATTAAAAAAGGTGGCAAACTCTTAACAAATCATACACTAGTAGATATCGTTGATAAGAAAGATTATATTGAGAGTAAATTTTTATTTGGTTCTAAAACTCTTATTATGAAATCAGAAAAAATAATCTGTGCCATGGAATCTGAGTCGTTTAAAAAGATACCGTTTTTTAAAGAGTTTAAAACTCTAAAATATTTGAGAATGGAGCCCCTCTTGAGAACTTATGCAGTATACGATAAACCTTGGTTTTCTGAATATCCTAAAATCGTAACGAGAGGTCCGATAAGATACTTTCTACCTATTGACTACAATAAAGGTATCGCTATGGTATCTTACACTGATTCAAGAGATACAATTAATTTTCATAAGATTTTAAAAGATTACGGTGAAGAATCACTCGGAAATCATATACAGAATAAGTTAAAAGAACTATTTGGGGGAGTGCCTGACTATAAGTTCTTCAAAAGTCACTATTGGAAGCACGGCGCGACCTACTGGTTACCTGGCGATTACGACCCAGTTAAAGAATCCGAAAAATCTTTAAAACCGTTCGATTCCGAAGTTTATGTTGCAAGTGAATCTTTCAGTTTGAAACAAGCTTGGATGGAAGGTTCTGTAGAGCAAGTAAAAAAATTGTTTGATACTTATAGGTTTTAGATGGATGCACACTTTATTATAGCACTATTCCATGTACTAGTTGTCGTCCCATTTCTTGGTTACGTATTTATAAATCGTGCAGCGACTCCAGAGTACGTATACAACATACTATTTTTTGTAGGTATCTTTGTTCTAGTATATCACGCTTATAAAGCTGTATTGAGATTAAGGAGTGGTTCTTCTCTAGTCTGGATAAGTTTAATACACGTTTTGGCGATTGCTCCTATAATGATTTATGTTGGTTACATGAGTAAAAAAACGCCACGCCCCGCCTATGAAATATTGGGTCTAATCACTTTTGCAGCTCTTGGTTATCACTTATATTCACTAGTGCTTATGACA